GTAGAGGAAGCTCAAGCAGAAAATTAGGAGGCAAAACAAAAGCCTCCGGTAGAAGGTTATCAACCTATAATTTTTCAGACGTACCGTTTTAAAGCATTGATAATTAGACATTGGTAGACAAAAAATGAACAAAAAAAGGATTACAACGGCAAAACTAAAAAAGGCTTTTTTAATGGCTATGGATAAAACCTTTGGAAATATTACAGCCTCAGCTAAAAAAGCAGGGATTGCCAGGTCTGTTGTTTACCAATGGATGCATAAAGACCCAAAGTTTGCCGAAAAGGTCAATTCAGAAGATTACGGGGAGAAGTTTTTGGATACCCTTGAAATGAAATTACATAAGGTTGCTTTTATAGACGAAAACCCATCAATGTTAATGTTCCTGGCCAAGACTAAAGGCAAGAAACGCGGGTATATTGAAAAACTGGAAATAGAGAATTCCGGTAACATGTTTTTAAACCTCATGATGGAAGCAACGGGAGAAGATCAGGATGGCAGTAAATAATCAATATATTAAAGTTTTTAAGTCCTGGCAAGTTGACTGGAATAAGTTTGCCAAAGAAGTTTTGAAAGCCAATTTGGACGATGAACAAAAGGCCATACTGTCAGCAGTCCAGACCGAAAAAATGATCTCAGTAGCATCCGGGACCAGTCGCGGGAAAGATTATGTTGCTGCAGTTGCTGCCTTATGTTTTCTCTATCTAACCCCAAAATGGAACAAAGCCGGTGAGCTCATTGAAAACACCAAAGTGGCAATGACCGCACCAACAGACAGGCAGGTAGGTAACATCATGTACCCAGAGGTAATACGGTTATTCCATAAGGCAAAGATATTGCCTGGACGACTGGTAGGTTTTGACATTCGCACCTCCAGTAAAGAATGGTTTCTGACCGGGTTCAAAGCATCAAAAGATAATCCGGAGGCTTGGGCAGGGTTTCATGCAGTAAATACCATGTTCATAGTGACCGAAGCATCCGGGATTGATGAAGCAATCTATGAAGCCATTGAAGGTTGCCTGCAAAATAATTCACGCATGTTGATTGTGTTCAATCCAAATAGTGCCGCAGGATACGCGGCCAGGTCATTCAAACATGACCGGTGGAAATCTTATCGGTTAGATTCACTCAATGCAGCCAATGTTAAGGAGAGAAAAGTCATACACCAGGGGCAGGTCAATTGGGAATGGGTAGATGATAAAGTGAAGATATGGTGCAATCCAATTAATCCAGAAGATTTCAATTCAGACAAAGGAGATTTTATCTGGGAAGGCCTTACGTACAGGCCAAATGACCTATTCAGGATCAAAGTTCGTGGCATGTTCCCGGAAGAATCGGAAGACGTACTAATACCCATGTATTGGATTGAAGCAGCTGTTGAACGGTGGAAAAAACATGTTCAACAGAAATGGCCCATCACAGGGAAAAAACGGGCAGGGGTGGATATAGCAGGTATGGGAACAGATACTTCGGTATTTTGTCCGCGTATTGGTGATTTCGTGGAGCGGTTCGATGTATACCAGTCAGGAGGTAGGGCAAACCATATGAATATGGCCGGTAAATCATTATCATTTCTTAAATCAGGTTATAATGTATTTATTGATACCATTGGAGAGGGCGCCGGGGTGTACAGCCGTTTAGAAGAATTGGAACAAAAGAATATCTATTCAGTGAAGTTTTCAGAAAATGCACAAGGGTTGAAGGATCAAACCGGAGTACTGGAATTCGTCAACATGCGGGCTTATCTGTTTTGGGCTGTCAGGGACTGGTTAGACCCTGCCAAGAATTCAAAGGCTATGCTACCGGATTGTAAACTACTCTTTGAAGAACTAACAGAAATCAGGTGGAAGTTTCAATCAAACGGTAAGATAATCATTGAACCAAAAGAAGATTTGAAAGTGAGGTTAAAAAGGTCACCTGATCATTCCGATTCATTAGCCAACACATTTTATCCGAGATCATCAAAAGTATCAATAGCAGATTATGCAGGAATTTTTCAATAAAAAATACAAGTAAGACCATGACTATAAAAGAAATTTTTGAACAAGAGGATTTAACCAAAGTAATTGAGGATTTACAGGTTAAAAACCCGGACATAAAAGTAAACTACCAGGATGCGGCAAAGGATTTTGATGTACTGCAACATGATGTTTTTGATACAAGTATCCGGCAAAAGAAACAAATCAAAAAACCCACCGGCCAGACGGATATAAACGGGAATACGGTATATGACACCATTGAAATTGACGTTGCCCGCCTGGCAGTTCCCTTTGAAAAACTAATTATTAACCGCCTGGTATCTTTTATGCTGACCAACAAAATACAGATCATTGATGATGCCGAAACAGATAAAGAAAAGCTATTGGTTGAAATCGTAAACCAGATAGGGAAAGATAATAAACTGGATTATAAAACCAAGCAGTTGGCCAGAATTGTCATGAGTGAATGTGAAGCCGCTGAGTTGTGGTACCTGGTAGATGATACTACCGGATTTTGGAACAGGGCATGGAATACGGTAAAAAAGACGCTAAATATACCTGCTAATTCCGGCAAGAAACGAGCTAAGATGAAAATATTGGCAAATAGTCTTGGAGATACCCTATATCCTCACTTTGATGATAATAGGGACATGGACGCCTTTTCCCGCAGCTATGTTGTGATTGAAAAAGATGGAACAGCAGTAGAGAAATTTGAAACCTATACATCCGATTACATTTATTATTTCATCAAAGAAAATTCAGATTGGGTATATGAAATGCCTCCTGTTAAAAACGTCATTGGCAAAATCCCTGTTGTTTATATTTCGCAGCCATATCCGGAATGGTGGGACGTCAGGCCACTTCGCAAGCGCTATGAAACCATGATCTCAAACTTTGCAGATTCAAATGATTATTTCGGTTCACCAATTATCAAAGTTAAAGGAACTGTTAAAGGTTTTGCAACCAAAGGAGAGGCTGGGAAAATCATAGAAATGGAAGAAAATGCAGACGCTGAATACCTGACATGGGATCAGGCTCCGGAGGCCATCAAACTGGAAGAGGCCACGGTCCGCGACCTGATATTCATTTGTACCCAGACACCTGATATATCTTTTCAAAAGATGGTAGGGTTGACCAATCCATCTGGAATAGCAATGGAACTCATGTTTTTGGATGCACACCTAAAGGTATGGGATAAAGTAGAAATATTTGGCGAAGCTGTTCAGCGCCGGTTGAACCTACTAAAAGCAATAGCCAGGGTCATTAATGTCATTTCCGATGAGGCCATGTCTGTGAATATGGAACCGGAATTTACCCCATACATGCCAAAAAATATCGGTGAACGGATTACTAACCTCTCCACAGCGGTTGGTGGCAAACCCATCATGAGCCAGAAACGCGCTGTTGAAATGAACCCTTTCATTGAGCCCGGTACATCGGAAGATGAACTGGAAGAAATGGAAAAAGACAAGGTTGAAGATTTTGGCGAAAGTTTCGATGTAACAAACAGTACTAACAAAAATAAAACTAAAGAAGATGCAGCAATTGGAAATGAAGCAGCGGCTTAAACTAGTTGAATTGTTTAATCCAGTCCTTAGTTCATGTGTTGACAATTGCCTGGATATTGACGAGGGCAAACTAAAACATCTTTTCTTTCGTGAAGGGGTATATTGCCGGAGCTTGGAAATAAAGATACTCTCTTATGCCTTGCATCAGGTACAAGGTGATTACATAGAAATAGGGGTTCAGGAAGGTTATACAATGTTGAATATAGCCCGTAACAACCGTGACCGGGTATGTTACGGTGTAGATTTCCCTGAAAATATCCTGATGCACAAAAACCAAATGTGTGAAAAACCTACTCCAACCAATGTGGCACATGCCTGTAGATGGGAAAACAATTTCATGTTAATCCTTCATAATTCATGGACAGTGACCATACCAAAAGGTGTAGGGATGGTGTTTATTGATGCTGACCACACCTACCAGGGAGTAAAAAACGATACTGAAAATGTACTAAACCAGGTGGAACCAGGCACATTGATATTTTGGCATGATTATCATAATAATCTTCCTAATGATTACCTGCGGGTAAATGAATATATAGACAGTGAGATCAGGAAGATCATACCAATATTCTTTTTTAAAAATACGTGGATGATTTGTGGAATTAAAAACTAAAAAACAATGAAAACACTTACACGCACAGAGAATTTAATCAACCGCCTTATTAAGTATTCTGGAAAGCAGAAAAAAGCGAACCCACGGAGGTACACATTTATCAATGAAATATCCAAACAGCTAAAGGATTGTATAAAACAGGATAAACTAAACTAAAAATATCATGGAAACAATTAAAGTGAAAATCTTAAAAATCAGCAATGGTTATGTGATTGAAATGTCTGATGGAACAAAAGTATTTGAAAGCAACGCGCCGGATGCAGTGTTAAAAATAATGCGGGATTTCACTAACGGAATCATAAGTATGGATATGGGCC